CTCTCACGATGGTCTTCTGTCCGGTCTTCAGTTCCCTCACGTCCTCTTTGAGGTACTCCACGTCCTTCTTCACCAGTTGGACTTCGGCGTTGGCCTCAACGCCCTTGTCGGCTTTCCCATCGACAGTGGAGAAGGCCCACCCCCCGACACCAGTGACGAACGCGAGAAGGAGAAGGAGGAACGCACCGACGGCCCACTTCACCAGCGGGTCAACCGCATTCCTGTGCTTCGAAAAATTCCCCGACTCGCCCGCCCTGTGATGGTGTCGCTCTTCGTGACTCATTGATGTTGCTCCTATGGAATTGGTGTCACTACTCTGTGCTTCTGCTGATCGATCTCCCAGTACATGTCCTGTGTGCTTGGAGTCACGCCCGCGCAGTCTGAGTCAATTTCCAGATTGACTGTGTCTGTTCCTGCCGCAAAGCTAAAGGTAGAGGCTACGAGGGAAGCCGTTGCATCGTCTAGGGTGTGGACGACAGCGGTTGCGAAGGTGCAGCTTTCGGTCCCTGCGAGGTTGTGGCATGCGAAGACTACGCTGCCAACCTCCTGGGCCTGATTCGTGGTGTCGTCACAGATGATCGTCCAAGACACTGTCCCGGCTGCGAAGTTGTTTCCGATGGTCTGCGGGATAGCAATCGTCGCGAAGGCAGTCGCGGTCGCGTCCGTCAGGGCTGTGACATTCTCTCCTGCGAACGTCACCGGCACAGTGAACTCGGCGCTACCGTCGAGGATGATGAACCTTGAGGTGTCACCCGATCCTGAGTCTGTGACGAAGTCGAAGCTGTTGGTTGCGCCACCGTCCAGGGTGAGGATGACATCAGTGCCTGCTACTCCCGCATGGAGTCTGACATCGTTGTTGGTAGCGTCGATGTGGACTGTGCCAGCGCCCACAGAGTCGAAGTTGATCCCGGCATGGAGGAGAATATCGTTGGACGTTCCGTCAGCGCGGATATTGACAGTCGAGAAGTTGTCTGCGGCGGTCTGGTTAGCCGCGAATCTGACGCCGTCTTGTTCAAGGTCTGCGATCTGGTGCGCGTTGATGGTAAGAGCAACAATGTTATGACTTTGTGTCCAAATCGACGTGCTCGTTCCAGTGGCAGTCGAGATCATCTGGGTGTCGGTGACGACGAACCTGTCTACGTTGCCCGCACCGATGTCTGAGGAGATGGTGAAAGCATTCGAGGCGTCACCGGACAGGGAGACCATAAGGTCATCCTCGATGTTTCCCACCCTGAAGAACATAGACTCTGCGAGGGCGTCCCCCTGAATGTCGAACCCCTCGTTGCCAAACGCGACGAGCCCAGTGATGAGGAACGTACCGTTTGTGGTCGAGGACGTCAGCCCAATAGTTGCGCTTGTTGGGAACGTGGCCGCGCTGAGGAACACGTTTCCAACTACGTCCCCAGAAGCGTTGACGTTGGCAGTTGCTGTCGTAGCCCCGACGACGGACATGTTCGCTGTGATCGTACCGGCATTGGTGAGTTCGAAGAAAGCAAACTCGGTTCCACCATCCGTGTAGTTCAGCCTGATGACATCGGCGGCGTTCCGGCAGACACCGACGTCTGACTGGTCAATGAACGAGAAGCCGGGAGCCGCGCAGCCTGTAGGTGCGAGGAATGGGTTGCTTGAGCTTCCGTCAAATGGAGCCGGAGTGTACTGCGCGAACGCAGGGACAGCCAAGAAGGTTGCAACTAGAAGTGTAGGTAGCAGCTTCATGATGATTCTTCTCCCTAGAGGCACGCAGCCCAGTAGAGAACCTGAGTCGCGGTCCCGTTGATCCAAACCTCTTCTGGAGTCACGTTCAAGAACTGGAAGCCCTGGCCGGCAACGAGAACCCCAGCCACAGTCGATCCATCGTGACTGAAGGTGACGTCACCGTTTCCAGCCGCGTTGAGGATGTTCAACTGGCGGACGCTTTCTCTCCGCGCAGGAACCTCACGGAGCTTCTCCCAGTTGCCGCTCATCGAGATGTTGTTGCCAACGAATGCCATGTTGTCCTCCTACCCTTTCGACCATCCGCCGGCACCGCTCAGCGCCGAACTCATTTTGCCCAGGGCTCCACCGCGACCACCGGTCTTCTTTCTACCGAAGCGGCCACCGAGCATCCCAGCGACCTTGCCCGCTCTGCCCATAGACTTGGCGGCTGGACGACGCCTGATGTTACGAGCGCCATGCCTGACGTTCCCACCGGTCTGGGCTCCAGCCGCACGCCCACGACGACGACGGATGCCCCCGCGAGCGGCTGGCTTCGCCGCCCTGGATGCGGCAGTGTGCGTCTTTCTGACGTTCCCGCCGACCTGGGCTCTACCTGCAGCACGACGACCACGTCCGCCGCGACGACGAGGTCGTGCGCCGCTAGCTGCCGCCTTGGCTGCATTACGACGACGAGGTCGTGCGCCGCGAGGAGCCTGCTTGACGTTCCCGCCTGTCTGCATCTTGGCCGCAGGCCTTTTCAGTCTTCCACCAGCAATCTTCGAGGCAGCCCCACCGACGGCCCCTCCGAGGTTCTTGAAGCTGAATCCCATGATGTCCCTCCTCTATGCGCCTGGGCCGGTTTTGGCGTATGGCGCGAGCTTCTTCTGACGCTTCTTGCGATCCTGGGCGATCTCGAAGGCGTCACTGTAGTTGGTTTCCTGCTCAGTGGTATCGAGGTCGTCCAGGGATTGCCCCTTCTTCTTCTTGGGCTTCTTCTTCTTAGGAGCAGCCTCCCAGGGCTTTCTGCCTTCCTCTTCGTCGTCCCACTCTTCGGCCATGACGTCCTCCTAGTAGTTCACCGGATTCGAGTTGCCGCCTTCGGCGCCATACCTTGTCTGAAGCATACCTGAGATGCTGCCCTTCTTCTTGCGCCGCTTCGGCTTGGATTTCTTGGCGTAGCTGTGAGCGATAGCCCGCGCCTGGGCGGGATTCGTCACCTTGTGCCCACTGCTGGACTGGAGCGTCCCCTTCTTGTACTTGCCCATGATCTCGTCTGCAGGCATCTTGTCCTCCTCCCACGCGTTGCAGCATCCCTCGTAGTTGACGATCACGTTGAGAGCGTGCCCGCCCGTCTTGTTCAGCTTGACGTAGTAGCCGCACTCAGACGCCGAGGAGTTGAAGTGCTTGCAGTTCTCGCAACGAACTTCCTTCTTCAGGAGGCCTGACTCCTTCGGGGTGACCGACCGCATGATCGGCCCGTTCGGCATCGGCTTCCCGTGGACGTAGTAGCCGCAGGTGTGGTCTCCGGTGATCTTCCTTCCCTTGCCGTGGATGTGGCAGCGGAGCGGGTGTGCCCCCGCTGTACCAGTCCACATCATGCAGGAACGACACTGAGCAAAGTCCTCGCCCTTGCCCTTCGGGTCGAGGTAGAGGAAGGCGTCACGCTTGATCATGGCGCTTCCGCCGGCTTCCTCTGGTAACCCTTCACGTCAGCCAGAGCCTGTTTGAACTGCTTCGCGTACCAGCTTGAGAGACGCTGAACGCTCTTTCTCGTACCAGGGCGAGCGTTCTCAAGAACGGAATCCCAGTACGCAGAGCCGTTGGCCCAATCGTTCTCGACGTAGTGCGCGTCGAGCCGGGCTGCGGTCCCAGTGCCTTCAGCCTTGTAGAGCTTCTTGAGCGCCTGGGGAAGATACTTGTAGAGGGAAGCCTGAGCCTTCGTCCACTGTGCTGGCGTGAACTCGTAGTACTTCGCCGTGATCATCATGTTGCCGTCGCGGCTGTAGCCGAGGCTTCTGAGCCAGGACTGTCCGAGGCTGCCTGTCTCTTCGAGCGAAACAGCCAAGTCCCAGACCGCAGCAGCCTGATCTGCTGAGAGCTTCTTGCTCGACTCAAAGACGAAGCCTGGGCTTCCGCCACTCTTGACACGACGGAAGAACGGAACGGCTGTCTGTCTTGCTGCCTTGCCAAGGATGGCCGCGAACTCAGCAACGGCTTCAGGCGAACCAAGGATCTTCGAGTAGGTGCCCGCGTTTCTGTCATCCATCCAGGCTCCACGGTCAACCACCATCTTGCGAATCTGGACGCCAGCGATTTTTGCGGCCCGCGTGATGAGGTCAGACGCGAGCTTCTTGTGAACCTCTACGGACTCCTTGAGAGTAAGGCCGCCCCTCTTCATGACGAACTTGCCGAGGTCGCTTCGTGGAGCGAAGCCTGTGACTTCTGCGGAGACGATGCGCGTGTTGTTGTTGAAGGCGGTTGCGGCGCTCTCTGGCGTTTTGCCGAGAGCCTTCCGCGTAGCCGTCCAGCCGATAGCTTGGACTTCAGCGGGAGTCCAGCCACCACCGTCGATGTTGTTCTTGTTCATCCACTCAGCGAGCTTGTTGTAGTAGCGAAGAGCGAAGTGGTACTGACCGTCCGATCCAGTTGAAGCACGCACGTCCTGCTTGAAGCCCTTGACTCCCTGAGCAATCATGTCGTTCTTCATAGCCTCGGTGACGAACCCAACGTCCACGAGTGCGTGACGGTCGATGGCCGCAGGCTTGTACTTGCCCGCTCGTCCGGTCCACGAACGAATCTTGAGGCCGAAGAAGGAGTCAGCGAAGTCGGACAGCTTCTGCCCGAATCCTGTAATGGTGTCCTTCCCTCCGAGGGCTTCACTGAGAGCCTTCTCGGACATTCCTGGCTTGAGCCTTCCCTTCGCGCCGGCAACGATGTCGAGCGCCCTGTTCAGCGACACGAGGCCAGTGCTTGGCGAAGCTGCCTTCTGTGTTGCCGCGAACGCAATGATGCTGATCTGCCTCTCATTCAGGTCCGGGTACTCCGTCTCAAGAGCCTTCTTCATCTCGCGATACCAGTTGCGAGCGCTCCTCCACTCTGCGGAGCCTTCCCCCAGATGCCTGCGTGCGCGAGACAGCCACTGCTTGAAGGTACGTGGACCCCATGTGTTGCCGTCGGAGTCCTTGAACGGCTTGCTTGCCGGCTCTGCAGGCTTCTTGAGCGCACCGCCACGGAGATCCTTGCCTTCGTCCAGATTCCGTTCCGCTCTCACGTTCTTGGCCTGACGCTTCTTGGTGACGTAGATCGGACGCTTCGAAGCCTCAGATCCCTTGCGAACGTTCGGGGAGTCCTTCAAGCCCTGGGTGATGAGACCCTCAGCCCCAGGCTCGACCTGAACCTTGCCATCTTTCACGACCATGCCGTGGGTCTTCTTGCGGGGGTTCCTGACGATGTCGATGCGTCCCTCGGAGTCAACCTCCTCAACGATCTTCCGTGCTCCGCGAGAGTTCTTCACGACGTCGCCAACCTTGTGACCCTTGCCTGTCATCGGTCGGACGTCTTCGTCTGCGACGACCTTGGGCTCGACCTTCGGAGCAGGCTTCTTCTTGGCAAGAATCCCCCTTGCCCTCTCTAGCTCGCTCTGGCTTACTGGAACGCGACCCGGCTTCGGCTTTGCCTTGATCTTTGACAAGCGAAGTTCTGGAGAATCAACAATCTTGCCGTCCTTGATCTTCACCTTGTATCGAATCTTGCCGTTGGCGTCAGTGTAGACACGAGTCACGTTGCCAGTCTTAGGTCCACCAGACTTGAGGTGAGAAACGATAACTTCATCACCAACAGCATGCGCGGAGCCCTTCGTCTTCGCCTTAATGGCCGCGACTCCTTCCTCAGATGGAGGACGCATGAGCTTGGTTGCGTCTGGTAGATCCTTGTCAGCAATCGGCTCCGTCTTCGGAGCGGACTTCGTTCCGGCGCCGAGATTTTGCTTCACGTATGCGCGTGCCTGCTTCGGTGTCTTGACTGCAAGAGGAAGTGTGAACTTGGAGCGGATCTCTCCGGTTACCTTTCCATCGTTCTCCTTGAGCATGTGCTCCAGAAGCTCAGGACCAAGAGCCTTCGGAGCGGCCTTCGCACCGCGCTCCTTGCTGCGTCGCAGAGCCTCCTTCATCGCCTCAGCCTTCGTTGGCTTGGATCCGATCTTCTTTCCACGCTTGTTGTAGATGGAGTAGGTGTCGCCTTCCTTCTTCACGCTCCAGCCGCGTGCCTTGAGAGTGGCAGCGGTGCCCTTCGTTGGCGCTGCAGGCTTCTCTGCCTTCGGAGGCTTCACTGGAGGCTTCTCAATGGAGGCCTTGAGCGCAGCCTCGACCTCAGCGGGAGGAGTTGGCGGCGGCCCAGGCTTCGCGCTTGTGCCAACGGCGGCTGTCTTCTGCTTGCCCGGCTTCACGGGAGGAGTCTGAGGCGGAACCTCTGAAGGCGCCCCAGGCTGGATGATGTTGCCCTCACCGTCTCTCATGGTGCCGTCTGGGTCGATGATGAGAGGCTCCTTCTCTCCGATCCGTCCTGCCTCCTCCAGCCATGCACGCTTGGCCTTCGTCGCCATGGTGCCGTACATGCGTACCCACTCTGCGTCTGTCGGTCCACCTGGGCGCTCGAATGCAGTCAGGCGAGCCTCTGAGTCCAGAGGGGTCTTCTCGAACGGCTCACCGCTCTTGGTCTCGAAGACGCGCTCAGTGCTACGAGACGGCCCTGCAGGCTTCGCAGGCGGCTCCGTAGGTGCTGGGGTGGTCTTTGGCGCAAGGAGGCCGTGTGCGTCAGCAATGGCCTCTCCTGCCGGCCCTGTGAAGCCCTCAGGCGGACTCTCCCGTGGAGCAATCGGAAGGTCGGTCTCGCCCCTTCCGATCTTCGAGTAGGCCTCAGCCTCTGTGGTCGTGACGTCGATGACGTGACCGTTCTTGTTGCGAGTCTCCCAGAGCGTCTTGTTCTTGCCGGCGGGAGCCTCTGTGACGGTCAGACCGGCCTCTGCCGCAGTCTGGCGACCCTTGGCGATCTCAGGCATGCCGGTGAGTTCTGTCTGTCCTTCGAGAGGGAGAGCGGCCTGCCCTGGCTCTCTTGCGGGGGCGACAGGCTCTTCGGTCTCTCGACGTGGACCTACGCGGCGCTCCTCTGGCCTTTCGACAGAAGGCCTCTCAGACTGCCTGCGGTCGGATGCCGCGACGCGCTGATCAATGAGGTCGATCTCGTCCCTGATCCCCTGTTCCTTTGCGCTGGGCTGCATCGGCCTACGGGGCTCAGGACCACCCTCAGTAGGCGCAGGGGGCACTGGTGGCGCACCTTCTGAAAGACGGCGGGTGGTTCCGTCTTTCAATCCATTCGCAATGTCCCTATAGAACTTCTCTGGAGACAGCGGACTATCGACCCATGACCCGTCAGGTCTTTCGAGGACCAACTTGCCGCTCGGTCGCTGGGCGACCGTGGCTTCACCAATTCCTTCTAGCTCGAATCTCTCACCAACAGCTACCGGTTCGGCCTTAGGAGCATGCTTGGGTGTGGCGGGCTTGGGATTCTTGCGTTCGGGGAACTTTGCAGCTTCAACGATGGCGATACCCCTAGAGTCCACGGCACCCTGCGGAACCGGCTCTGTAGGAGTCGGACCCTCAGGCGCTGGTCCCTTCGGTGCTGGTTCTGCTGGTGGAGCTTCTGACGCTCCCCCCGGTCCACGCTTGCGGATGATTTCGGCGCGAGCCATCTGTTCAGCGATCTCAGTAGGAAAGTTCGCCTTCCCCTTGCGCCCAGTGAGATCGGTCATGATCTCGTTGAACAGAGTGACTTCCTCTGGAGAGAACCCGGCTGTCTTCCCTGTGCCTCCTGCGCTAGGGGCGCCGGCAGGTCCACCTTCAGGCACTTCCTCGATGAACTCCGGCGGACGACGCGCTGTACGCGGAGTGGTCTGAGACAGGTTCGCGTCCACGATGATGTCGGCTGGGTGACCCGGACGCATGAATGGCTGCTCGCCGCTGGAGCCCACCTTGTGTGGCCTTCCCCCTGGAAGGTTGGCTGACCTCGGATCGAGCGGAGTCGTGGCCGGATCACGCAGTGCGCCCAAGACCTCTTCAGGAAGAGTTGTCGAAGTTGGCTTCGGGGCAACATCAAGAAGCTCCTCACCAGCAACAGGAGTCAGGCTGCGACCTTCGGACATCTGGGTCGCGATGGCGTCTTGCGCCTTCTCCATCTCCCCGATGATCTTGTTGAGTTCTGCGACGAGCGCCTGGACCTGCTTTGGCTTCAGGCTGCTGATGTCGGGAGACACTTCACCTAGTCCAAGCTTTCCCTTGATTCCGGCCAAAGCCTTCCCCACGAACCCTGGCGCCTTCTTTGCAGCCAAGCTACCGCTGAAGAATTTGGCGAGGATTCCCATCCCTGGGAAGAGCGAGTCGAACGCTCTGTAGACCATCAACTTCGCGGTAACAGAAGCAGCAGTTCCAGGGAGGCCTGTCAGATCGGTCGAGACCTTCCCTGACTTCGGCTTTCCGGTTCCTGCTCCTCCGGTAGCACGGTCGATGGCAGCAGCAGCCTCTTGCGGCGTCGTCTCACTTGCCTTCGCCAGAACTTCGATTCGTGCCATGGCGGATTCGATGGATGGGAACGGAGGCTCGACTGCGGGATCTGGGGCTCCTGTTGCAGCGGAAGCAGTGTTTCGAGGGACTGCCCGAGCTTCCCTCCAGTTCCTAAGGGTGGCCTTTACTTGAGGGAGATATGTCTTGCCACCCTTCATGCCACCAACAAAACCAATAATTTCACCTGCAGGTCCGGTGACGGATCGTACGACCTCCTCTTCCTCTCCAAGGATTTCTGCAATCGGGGTAGCGGCGACGTCCCCTCCTGCACGTCCGAGCATTGAGAGAGCAAGGCCTGGGATCATCGCCTCTGGGGCAGCGATGGTTCCAGCTACAACCGGAGCTACCCCTCCAGCCATGTGAGCAACGCTGCGAAGCTTGCCAGGGCCAGTGACAGGCGTGGTGAGCATGTGAGCCCTGTTCTCGCGGTTCTTCAACGCCTCCTTGGAGTGATACGTGCTTGCCTCAAGGACGTCCTTCTCGCGCTGAGAAATCCGCGCCTTGGCCTCCTCGTCGTCAGTGAGCGTCCTTCCAAGCGCTGACGAAAGACGGGTGCTCACGCGATGCTGAATATGTGGGACTTCCTGAGCAGCCCCAAGCATCATGTCTGCGAAGGCGGTAGCGTAACCAAGCCCTCCCGTGCCGATCTCCTTCGCAATCTGGAGCGGGGCAGCGGCAACCCCGAACAGGTCACGCTCCTCCTGGCCGACCATACGGCTAGCCTGAAGGAAGTTCTGAGGCTTCTCACCGAGGGCGCGAGCGTTCTCCTCAGCCTGGGCGATTACCTTCTTTCGATGCAGAAGCTGGCGACCTGTGACGTCATCTCCAGTCTCTGGATCGAGGTAAAGCTTCGCCATTCGATCTTCTTCAACGACGTTTCCTTGAGCATCGAGGTACTGGGCCATATCGTTACTGCTTCACGTAGCCAAGACCGTCCCATACTCCGACCGAACCGTTTGGAAAGGTTTTCTCGTCACCGATCTGAGGCTCTCCTCCTCCGGTTCCCTGGGCTTCTCCCTCGGTCCCTGGATGAACAACCCTTCCCTGCTCGTCAAACGTCCCTTGCATCTGGCCCCATCCAACGTTCAACGCTCGGACAAGGTCGTCCCTCGCCTCGTTGATGTTAGACAGCATGGTTGGGTATCCCTGCGAGATGCTTGGAATGAATCCTGCGGCAAACTTGGCTTCCGTGGGAGTCACTGCGGCGCCGTAGATTTCGTGGCGTTCCTTTGCAGCCAACCTGTTGAGGGTAGATCGGAACTCTGTTACGCCCTTTGGAATGTCCAAGGGATTGAGTTCCCCCAAGGGCGCAAGCCATCCCCCAGACTCCCAGTTGACGACACGGCCAGCGTACGCACCGAGCCACTCGACAACCTGCTCATCCCTGAGAAGACTTTCCAGGCGACTGATGTCTGACAGAGTTGCCTTGGCCTGAAGGGTTTCTCTCGCAAGATCCTTTCCGACCATCTTCCGCTTGTTCTTCTTGGCAAACGCCTTTGCGGCAGCGATGTTGATCCCGCCACGCTTACCGAAGTCGGCGGACGTGTACATAGTGTCATCGAAGTCCTGCCAGCCCTCGGCTGTGTTCGCGAGGAAATCATCCTCGTTCTTGACATCGTGCTTCCTGTCGGCCCTTTCCTCTTGGCGGATCTCCCCTTCGAGCTTTTGACGCTGAGTGATTGCATTATGTTGGTTCCAAAGGTCCGCTCTGTCCTGGGCCGCCGCAGTGCGGGCCTTGTTCGCCTGCAACACTTCGAAAGCCTTCACATGGAGTCCAGTCAACGCACCAGGGGCAATGAGTTGGCCCTCTGTGAATACTTTCTGCAGGTCGGTGGGAAGGCCAGCAATATCGGCTGCGGTGACTCGGTGGACCTTACCAGTCTGAATGTCGATGTTCTGCTGAGCCATGGCCTGACGTAGGGCTGCGCCTGCTTCCGCGCTCTCACGCTCTTCTAGGAACTGAAGTGGAACCTCAGTTCCGAGGACGTTCATTGTCACGCGCTCCTTGGCCGTGATAGGAGTTGCGTCACGAACGGTTAGCTCAGGTGCCGTGAACTGTGTCTCTGGAACGGACGGTCCTGCGGCGGGGGTGGTGGGAGCACCAAGCCCTGTATCGAACTCGGTCGCCGGGGATTCGTTTCCGTCCTTGAAGTCAAGCCCTGTATCGAACGCCTGGGCTTGGCTTCCGTCCTTGAGGCGAGACAGCATCTTCTGAAGATCATCAATCGGCGCACCGGCTGTGATGTCCGCGCCCTCTGGCTGGGATGGAGATGTTGGAGTTGGTACATAGGCTTCGCCTAGTTCTCCACCCTTGTAGCCGCTCGTCTGACCGATGACGGTCTTCATGACGTTGAACTTCTGGACCTGACGCCTCTCGTCCTCAAGCATGATCTGGCGCTTGCGATCCTCATCCAGCTTGTCACGCTGCTGTTGCGCCAGAGTGTCCTGTCCGTACTGCTTGAAGCCGAACCCAGCACCCTTCAACATGTCCGCAATGGCGCTTCCGCCGCTGATGGTCTGTAGAGGACCAGTCCTGATGATAGCCATTACGCCCCCTTACACGGGAAGGATGATGTCCGGCTTCGATGGTGCTCCGAACTGGTGCGCGGCCAGCATTCCTGCAACGCTCGGAGACGATGATGTACTGCTTCCACCACGCTGTTGCTGCTTGAATTTTTCCTTCATCGCCAAGCGTGGGTCGAGGAATCTCTGCGCTCCCTGAAGCCTTTGCATCTTGATCTGTTCCGCCATCATTGGGGCTTGAGAGATCTGGCTCTTCACCCCAGCGGTGATTCCAGAACCAGCAAGAAGCGCGTCGAGAGCGGACTGCTGAGAGCTTTGCCCTCCAGCCATCGCTGCCCGAGCCTGGAGCCCGCCCTGAAGATCTCGAATCTGCTTAGCACCACCCTGGGCGATGCCTTCGAGATAACCCGCTGGAAGCTCTGAGCGCCCAAGCAGATCCTCGTGGCCCCCGCGAACCTGCCCCTGCAGAGCGGCATCTGCGGCCTGAGCCTCTGGGGTTCGAGACGACGATCCGCTCGTGTTGCTGTAGGACGTCGTGTCGGAGGTCTGGGGCGCTCGTGCCATAGCGAGAAGCTCCGGTGAAGCCCCCGTCTTGTACGCATCGAGGGATCGGGTGTAGTCATCCGAGCGACCCTGAGCAATCCCGATGTCCGCTCGCTGCTGACCGTAGCGTGCCTTCTCGGCGGCGCGGTTCTTCTTGCCCTCGATCATGCCACCGACCATTTGCATCCCGCCGCCGATGGCCCCGCCTGTGACCGGATCCATTCCCATTTTGCCGCCTCCTCTAAGTCCTACTTTTGCAGAGTATCATCCTGGGCATCACGAAGAGGAATCAACCAGATACGTGCATTCATCTCCTTACCGCCCGCAAGCGTCGTGGACAGGTGTTCGATGACCTTGTCGAGCGGTGGTCCTGGGCTCCCGTCGATGACGCTAGACGTACAGGACGAAGCTCCAAGGGAGAGAAGCTTCTCCTTCACGGCCCCCCAGAGCCTCACGAGGACGAACCCAGAGTGACCACGACTGTCCGGGCGAACCCAGAGTGGGTCGAGGTGCGGAGAGAGGATGACGCCGCAGCACGCGACGACGCCCCCGTCCTCATCCACCGCTCCAATCGCAAGCATTCCATCCACGATTCCTGGGACTTCCTTTCGCTCTTCCACCGTCAGTTCTCTGTATTCCATTAGATCGAGTAGGTGAAGACGATGTACATGGAGAGTTGAGTGATCGTTCCAGTGACTGCAGCGACCTCGAAGTCCAGGGCGTTTCCGACCGAGACTGTCGTGTTCTGCAGAGTACCGAAGCTGGTCCAGCCGGTGCCGCTCAGCGTCAGATCAGCAGAGCGGATGTTCGAACTCGCATTCTGGATGTTGACGTCGGCGGTCGTTCCATCCAGGCGCTTCGCGTACGCTTCTGTGATCGTGCCGGCACGCCTGAACTGCATGAGGTTGATCGTGCTGACGGGGATCCCAGCCACGAGCGTGATGTACATCGGGATGATGTCGGTGTGGAGTGGGCCATCGATAGAGGCGACGGTCAGCCCGCCGGAAACTCTCAGGTCTCCGAAGACATCTGAATCCCCACCAGCGAGCAGCTTCGAGGCGTACAGCCCTCCAGCCACATGGAGGTGGCCCTGGATGTTGTACTTGTCGTGTGGGTCGTCAGGCTCGGTGGAGAACGGTCCCTGGACTGTCGGCATCCTCCAGACAGCATCCTCTCGAAGAACCCTCTCATGGCCCTCTGGGTAGGCTCCAGACATCATGGGAGCCTGCGAAGGAACGTAGCCGATGGAGTGTGCCGGACCGGCGGCTCGAAAGACCTCTTGGAAATCGAGATGCTTCGGCTTCGCCAGACGCTCGTTAAGCTGAGCCTGGGTGACCAAATCTGGGTCTCGCTGTCCGGCCCTGAAGGCAACGTCCCGAAGCAAGAACTTCAGGCCTTCGATCTCTTGGTTGAGTTCCTGAACCGTGATCTGGACGTCTTGCGTTGCGTCCTGAGGAACGTTCGCCATTTAGACGTTCCCTTGGTCGCCGCTACCGAATGGAAGCTCGGTCATGTTCCCTGCTCCCTTGTGTCGTGCTCGAATCCCGTAGGGCTCGAAGCCCTGGTCGAATGGACCACTTGAATTCGTTGTCACGAATACGAACCTGAGGCGACGACCCTTCGTGTTGCGGACCGTATTGATGCGGTAGACGTCTCGGATGTTTGGGGTCACCGGGATCGTCACTGTGTCGAAAAGAACCCCGTCCTTGAAGGTCTTCATCAGAAGATCCGCCGGACTCCATGTGTCGATCTCGACTTCTGTGACCCACGAGATGTCAGTTCCTTCCGGTGGAATGATGTGGCCCGTATCCATAACCATGACTTGCTGCGGACGAGGACGGTACGAAAGACCGAACGCGTGCAGAAGGAATGTCGTGAAACTTCCAGAGAACTCAAGCTGAGCACGCAGGAACGTCCCGAACTCCTCGACGCTTGATCTGTAGACGCCAGGGCCGTCTGAAGCCATGTCAGTGAGCGTCTGAGTCGGAGAAGTCAATCCGTCCTTGAAGAGAGCTACTTCTCCTTCGACTCCAGCGGTGTCGAGATGGACCTGAAAATCCGCAGAGTCCTTTCTCCTCATAGGGTTTCCGTCGTCCTGCCAAGGGGTCAGTACGTTAACGAAGATGGGGGTTCCGTCGTCCTTCCCTTCTGCTTCGATCTCCCAGATTTCTCCTGTCGCTGTGCCGACCAGAAGCTCCCCAGTCTCTTCGCGGTGGATAGAGAGCAGGCTATCCCCTCCGTAGTCGAGCCGGCTCCATTGCGACGGGCTGAGATTTGGCTGGAACTTCCAGATCGATGAAGCGTCCGAAGCCTTGATCGCCTTCAGGTCGCCCTGAGCCAGGGGGCTCGCACCCTTGGCGACAGGAAACGTGTAGGTGTCGTCAGTGAGATACGTGATGTTGTGAACCCCGTTGAAGGTATCCTCCAGGGATCCGCCGATTTTCACCTGATCATTCGTGTTGTAGCCGTGCAAGGTGTGGGCGGCTGTCGCCAATCCGTCCGCTGACGTGACAGTGATGGACGTCTCTTCGATTCCATTCTCTTCCGGGGCGAGCATGTACAGGTTGTGGTTGTCTACCGCGAACCTGAACCGACCAGCCTTGACGTTGAGTTGCTCGACTCCGTGGCGGTCGTACCCCCTCCAGAGGAGACTGGTCCCAGCGAACGGAATCTCGCTCACGGTTGCCCCAGAGAAGATCTGCGGACCGTCTGCAGAACGGTAGAGGATGGCGTTTCCATCCTGTGTCACGGCGGCATCTACTGGAGGGTTGGCAACGTTCAGTTCCTCGGCGTGGAGATCGATCTGGACGTGATTGTTGGACTCGGTTCCACTGCCAGCGATCCTGATGATGTCCTCAGAGCAACCAACGAAGATTCCGCCTGTTGTCTTGATCACCCAGTACGGAGTTCCGTACTTCCTAAGATCGATGGTGTGGTAGACGCTGAAGCTCGATGAGCGCTTCTGAGAGGACGGGTAGAGCCAGCCCTCCTTCGTGAGAACGAACATTCGAGAGCGCCACGGACCAGCGACGTCGATGATGTTTACTGGCGGACCTGAGGCTCCAGGCTCGAAGACCTCGTTCTCGATCAGAGCGTCGATTTCGCTCTTCCTGAGAGTGAGGACGAGGTCGAGGTTTCCGGCGCTTACAGGAACTCCCGGTGCCACACTGGAGTCCTGAGTGATGGTGAACCCGTGAGTAGCGAGCCTCGTTCGTTCTCCGGCTCCACCAAAACCAAGCCCGGAAGGGTTCGTGAGTTCATCGATGGTCATGGCGTTTGAGACAACGGCAGCAGTCACAGCGACCCTATAGAAGGTGTCAAGCCATCCACCGTAGATGTAGATCCACGTCTGGTTGACCTGGGCGTCCTTGTTCTGAAGAGAGGCAGCCGGGATCGTTACCTGCATCGTCTGCTGCGCGAGGGTGATCTCTGAGGACAGCGGAGACATCGGAGAGAGTTCGGTGTAGATCTCGTTTCCGTTGTTGTCGTTGAACCGGCGAGCGAAGCGGTATCCAATGCGAAAGGCTCCGGTCAGAGAGCGACTTCCCCCTCCGGTCCAGCCCGCATCATCGAGGTAGAGGGAGTCGTCTGTGCCTGGGATGCATGTGTACACAACCTTGAATCCACGAACCGTCTTCCAGTCGCGTCCAGACCCCTTGCCGACACGCTTGAACTGAGCGCGGGTCACGGTGAAGTGGCCCCAGGCTGGAGAGTTGTGCTGAGAGTCGGGACGCTCGAATGAGGACTGACCGACGAGGCTGGTGAGCCTCTTCACGATGGATCCTGCGACCTCTGGGCTGTGGACTGCCGTGATCTCTTGCGGTGTGAGGGAAGAGAGGAGCCTATCGGTCGAGGCTCTATATGCCTCAAGAGCGCTTGTCTCCTCATCCTTCAGCTTCACCTTGCCGTCGTTCTTGATCTGAAACTCGAAATGGAAGTAGTCATCCACGAACGGATCGGCTCCGGTCCCCAGGCCGAACATGAAGGAGACCTTGTCCACCTTGCGAGGTTCTTCCAGCCAGACACGCACGTCGAAGAGGTCGGTTGGGCCACCGAGGCCGCCGCCGAGATCGAGGAAGTCTTGGTCATTGGTAAAGAGCTTGGAGACGGAAGCTCGCCCTGTGGCTGGGTCTGGAATGAGTTCGAGGGCGGCGTTGGCCGTGTCATCGAAGTTGTTCACGAAGTTGCTCGTGCCCTCGTTGATCACAACCGCTGGGTCTTCGATGCTGTCGAAGCTGGCAACAGTTGTCGTGATCGCGTCAACGGAATCAAGTTCAGCCTTGTAAATTGGAGCAGAGATTCCCCAGTTGTTTAGAGTGGTTCCGTCGAACTTCTTTCTCGTTGATCCACGAGCCATGAAGGCCTGATAGGCGTCGTCACCGAACGAGATGTCCCCACGCCCTTCGAACGCAACACCAAAGCTCTTGCCGTCACGGTAGACCTGATTGTCGATCCCGGCGAGGCGGAACGTCGAAGACTGCAGCGTAGGAGTGTAGAGAGACTGAACCCTCTGCTCTTGAAGTCCTGTGTACAGAGGGCTCTTCCCTGCGCGTAGGCCAACCGCTCCGTGCTCATCTGGCACGACGTTCTGAGCGTTCAAGAGCACCCCGTCTGGGGCGTTCGTGGCGTCAGCGTCTGGGTACCAAACCAAGCCGCTGGACTTCCTGAAGAGGGTCGGCATTCTAGGCCTCTAGGGTCTTCCGTTCTTCTTCTGTGGCTGTCTTGGCAATAGAGAACTGTGGTCGCCCTTCCTCTCGGAGCTTCGGGAGCAAACCGAGAAGAGTGTCGTTCCACTTTGTCAGAACCGGAGTCGGCATGAAATCATCCAGTCTCTTTTGCTCGCGAGTCATCGTTCCACCGTTCTTGAGCATCGCTTCGTAGCGAGGATTGACCCTGTTGCAGCGAAACTTGTACATCTCCGTTGAGACATCGTGAACGATTCGAATTTCGGATTCCGTCTTCGTTCCGAAGAAAGCTGTTGCGACGTGACGCATCAGAAGTGCTCCAGGGCGAGTCGCTACTCCTCCGCAATAGTCGCACCACGGATCCCCGAACCAAGTGCTTACTGTTGCCTTACATCCCTTGCAGGCCGTCATTAAGCCCCCAGCTTTCCGATGATCTGCCTCTCGCCGTTGTCGTCAACAGTACGGATTCCCAACGTGCCACCTGTTGGAAGGGACTTGTACCAAGTCTGCTGCGTCGCAGTCTGATCGATCTTGAACGCGAAGCGCTGGAAGAGGAACTGCAGCTTTTCTCCATAACCAGAAGTGGATGTCGGAACAGCAGAGAGTTCAGAGTCTTCCTCAGCTACTGCCGGGAACTGGGTCCACACCTGCTGGCCCCTGCTGATGCTGTAGTCCGTGGTGGCTTCTGGCTGAATGGTCCAAGGCGAGGACAGCTTGACCACAAATGTTGTCCCGTTGTAGGCCACAATCGGACGGGACTGGCCCGCTCCTGGCCCAGAAATGAGACCAAGGATCCCACCGTTGTAGTAGTCGTCGTTGGCGTCTGCGCCGTCATCGAGCTTGGCCTCCTGAGGAGTCACATGGGTCTGAAGCGTCCCCTGCCTCAGGTTCTGGCTTCCCAGTGCCCCGCGAATGTCGAAGCCTGAGGCTCCACCGACGGCCTCGATCCCGTGTCCTGCCCCAATGCCGGTCGCAATGAAGCCGGACTCGTTCGTCAGTCCGCTCGCGTCCGCGTCGAACTGGCTCGTCTTCATGAGCGTGCGGACGTGAACCGAGAAGTCTCGGAAGATAGCGACCCCGTCCTGATCAATGAACTGAATGATCACATCCTCTCCGGTCAGTTCCGTCGTTCCGTCCACCACAAGGCTGTAGACTGTCGTTGAGCCGATCTGAGTGATGGCGTTGTCCGGCTTGCCGCTGTTCGTGGTCTTCAGGACTCCATCGATGTAGATCAGAACATCCAGCCCTCCAGACGTGTCTGTTGGGTGAAGACCAGGGAACACCGCAGTCGTCAGGAAGCGGTCACTGGAGTTTGTAGCAACATCCCGGTAGGAGAAGTAGACGTTCTTGTCCTCCCCCTGGATCGCGTCGTATTCGTAGATGTGCATCTGTGCCTCCTGGGCAGCAATCTCTTCCGGGCTGGCCGGAATGGTGAAGCTGAACTCATCCCCTTCAATGAAAGTCCAGACAGCCGGTGTTCCAGCTAGATCGTATCGTACTTCCAAGCGGAAGAAGTACTGTTGAGCCTCGGTCAATCCAGTGAGGACGACCTGGGTTCGCTCGCCGCCCGAATCGACGGTCGTTGGGATCCATGGCGTATCGTTCGCGTAGGGTTCCCCGGAATCAACGTCCCAAGCGAATCTCCACTCGGCGTCCGCAAAGCCGTTCCTCGTGACGATGCCGTTGAGGTTGGCCCCACCGTCGTCTGAGACTCCGAACGCCCCTCCGTGAATAGTGCTAGCAGGCGTCGTACGAACGTCTGGGGCATCTGCCTCCGTTGTCGCGTTGGCGATACCCGAGTAGAAGTCCTTTGTCGGATTCGTTGTGCTAGCCCTGTTGAGATGAAGCCTGAACACGTACTCTGTCTGAGGAACCAGCCCTGTGATCGTTGTCGTCAGGATCGGCTGAGACACCTCTGACGTCCCAGAGAGAGACGAGGATGTCCACGGAAGCCACGCGGAGAGGGGATCAGAGAGCTTCTTGTACTCGACCGTGACGTTCACGTTGGTCGAGAAGGTTCCAAGGTTGACGTTCCCGTCCACATCAATGGAGAATGCGGCTTCACCGCTCAGGCTCGGAGTCCCAACCGTCGGAGCGATTGCGTGCGCCTTGACGACGACGGAGGGGTTCTGATCGCGCCACACAAAGCCATTCAAGAAGAGGAAAATTGCCCTGTTTCGGAAGGTGATGCTCTGGTCGCAGCGCAAGTCCCTTGGGTCATCAAGGTCGAGCCACCGTCTGGCATGGCCGGGGCAGCTACCAACATATTTTGTCTGCTGGTCTTCGTTAGCAAAGGCGCTGTCGCTGTACTGAGCCCAGGAGTTGACGAGTTCCATGCACCTCTGGTCACCGCACACGGTGCTGCCGCCTTGGCACCCCTTGTCGCTCTGGACCCTACGACGGGTAACGGTGGCTTGAGTTGTCCCAGTGATAGTTCCGTACGTGATGATCCCGACGGCAGTAGAGGAAGTTCCCATCGGGCTACCTTGTCTTGAAGGCCAGAACCTTGAGCGTGCCGCCTGTTCCTAGATCGACCGCTTGGGTGAACAGGTTGTAGAACGTGCAGGTCACGGTGTTTGCTGCGGTCACCTGTGCGGTGAGTTGCATGTCCTCTGTGTCGAGATCGAACGACACGAGGGCGAAGTCGCCAAGCTCAGCGCCAGCGACCGTCACGTCTACGGACTGGAAGGAACCAGAGTCGATGCTGAGGAGAGCGGTCCAGGCGAACTCCGTGCCTGTCCCAGCCGCACCGACTGTCGAGAACGAGGAGAGTGAGATCGCGTGGCCGGGGAGCGACCCACCTCCTGGGTGAGTCTTGACGACCGCTCCGGTCCCAAGCACCAAGTCCTGCGCCATCCAAGTTTCAACGATGATTGCCATTTCCTACCCCCTGAAGGGACGCGTGTATCCGAAGTCAGACGGGAATCGCTCCAAGTACGAGTCGAGCTTGCCCAGCCGGCGCTGGCCCATTCCGAAGGCCCGCTCCTTCAACATATCAGCCACGCGCTCCTTGATCCTGTTCCGACCCATGTCGTAGCGCATCCTGTAGTGATCCGAGAGAGTCTTGTCTTCCCCCTCGCCTGGGGTCGAGTAGGCACGGTGGAGCGCCCACCATTCGACGTACCTGACGGCTCGGTTCGGGATCTCGAACGCGTGCGCTGACAGCGAAGCTCCCAAACGAAAGAACTCAACTCTGGTTGCGTTCTGGTCTGGAGTGATTCTCTTGATTCCACCGTATTCCTGAGACGACGCCATGAAGTGCTGCGGAAGCGAACGGATACCACCGTAGGTTCCGAGAATGACCTCCTCGTCGTAGTCGTACGACGTGATCCTTCGAAGCCCGCCGTAGAGTCCAGTGATCGTCTCCGGCTCGATTGTCGCGGTTGGAACCCCGACGACTCTGAAGGCGAAGAGCCCGTCCTGATCCTGGCTGTAAGAAAAAACACCTCCGGTTTCTGTCGGGTAAATGTTCCGGCTCTTCCTCAGGTAGCGAGCGTTCTCCGGCTGCAAGCGAAGCCAGTCGTGTGTCACTCGTGATACAGAAGCGAATCCTTCAGGCAAGAACCAAGTGGTCGTGCTCGTTGCTGGTTCGTCAGTGGTCGTGAAGAAGTTGGCCTCGTCTGGAGACGTGTGGTTCGCTGGCCCAGGCACAGGATAAGGTGATCCCTGATTAAGGTAGTCCCGGTCGGACTCCTTCGTGAAGTTGAATTGCCTCAGGATCGGCCAGTCGGTCATGTACTCTCTCTCGAACGGACGAGTGTAGTTTCCGGTCATCGGCTGGCGGTCGAACATCACCATGTCGAAGAGGCACTCAGACTCACGGCACAGCTTGTCGTAGCCGTCCTGAACGAAGTCTTGGATCTGGTCACGAGCCCAAACGTCACCAGTCTCGTCGTCCAACTGGCGCATCACTCGGTTCGTGGACTCATCGAACGTGATCGGTGTCTGGACGTTGACTGCCATTACCTTCTCACTCCCATCCCGCTGAGAGTCCTGCGGGCGCCCATGCGAGGCACCTTGTCTCTCCTCATTCGGTTCTTCGAGAGATCCTTAAGCTCCCCCTCGTGGCTCTGGTATCTAACCCAGTGCTCCATAGCCTTTTGGGACTCCTTCTTCTGAACGAGCAAGGCGTACATCATGTAGTGTTCGATGGCCGTCGAGAAATCGGGAGGAAGGTTGGCTGCAACAGTCAGGCCTGTGACCAGACCGCCCTTCTCCTCTACGTGCGGAAGCTGCGAAACGTAGTGGATACGAAGAGGACTGTTGTCGGTTCCAGGGACTGGGTAGGTTCCCAGGAAGTAAATGCCACGCGTCCACCACCAACGAGACTCGTTGTCAGGCTTGTTCTCCCACTGACGACCGAGGGTGTCGTCAAGATCACGCACGGTGACTGGGTGGAGCCACCGCTCGCTGCTTGGGTTCCAGATTGCAGTGATGCGGAGAACGTCAGGCGGGAGATATCCGCGAAGGTCGGAGTACGCAGCCCACTTCCTGCGCTTGATCGTGACGTAGTTCTCGTTGACCTCTGTCGCCTCGCTCAGTTCATCGAGCGCGTCGTTGTAGGCAAGAACAAGATCGGCAGTCGCGAAGAATCGGTTGTCTGGATCCTCAAGGCGAATCAACACCCTGTCGATGATCTGCTGCGCGGTGTCCATCGAGGCCCACCCTATCTACCGACCACCGAGGAGCTTCATCAACATGTCAGCGATGCCGCTTTGACCTTGGGCTGGAATGGCCCCTGGCTGTGAAGCCTCATAGCCGGGTAGCCCCTGCGGACCCATCATCTGATTGTACTTGTCAGCGCCCTGTCCGATGCTCGCCTGGAGTTGCTGCTCTGGGGTGAGTTGGGCGCCGATGCCCTGAAGCTCCTGAACCTGACCAGGGACTTCAAACTGGGAGATGTTCTGTGGCGGCTGGTCCGGCGCTACTGCCACTGGCTGCTCCTGCGGCGGTGGCGCCTGCGTTGGGTCCGGTTGTGGCTGCTCCTGTGGAGGGCAGAGCGACGTGTCCTGCGGGTTGGCCGCGCAGTACGCTGCCAATTCTGGAGACTGACCACCTACGCCTAGACCGCCTCCCACCTGTGCTCCCGCCTGTGCGCCTGCCGCGTTGCCAAGCATTTGTGTGATTGGGCTACCCATTGCTGTTCTCCTTCTTCTTCGCTTTCTTTAGTGTCTCGGTAGCGATCTGTTTCCGAGCCGTCTTCTCTTTGCGATCACGTTCCCGCCGGGCCTTGCTTCGACCCATCAGCTACTTCTTCTGTGTCCTCGAACGAGAGGCTCCTTTGGTGGCTGCTGACGGATGAGCGCCAGAGATGTAGCTGCAGCCGCCACGGAAGCCGCCATGTACTCGGCTCCAGTCAGGCCACCTTCGAACAATGGCCCCAGGGTGCCACCAAAAGCGACAGCCGACGCCAACAGCATTTCCAGTGCAAGTCTCATGTTGTCCTCCTGCTTAGCCAGATTACCACTCGAAGGCCACCTGCGCCCCACCAGAGAAGTCCCCAGCGTGCGAGCGCTCCACGATCAGCCCCATGGACCAGTTGTTGTTCAGGCGTGCAGCCATGACCGCTACTGCCTTGTCTTGGTCCAGACGGACGTTGAGAACAGCGCCCTTCTTGTCAGGGCCGACAGCCATCAGCGCGTCGTTGATGTGCTTCTGGATCGTGCTATCGCTGAAGAGGCGAACCTCCTGAGTCAATCCACTGCCGAGTGGGATCCGCTTCCTTACCAGCATGTCCGTCAGATGTGTGCTCACCAGTCTGCCTCCGCGCATGTCCGGCCATCCTCGGTACAGGTCTTGACGTGACCGTGGCAGGCCGCTTGTGCTCTGTTACCTTCCTTCGGTTCGATAGACTGCCCATCGCACCACCACTGCTGAGCGCCGATATGCTTCGCCTCGCACGGTGGACGCTCTGGATCGCCCTCGTTACGCAGGGGGCACCATGTTCGGTTTGTGAAGCCCGCCTCTGTGCAGTACTCGAAGCTCTTCACTCTGTAGGTTGAGTCCCACAGTTGTCCGTGCTCCTTCATCTTGAACTCAGACTGGAGCCCTGTTGGATCCGGGTCCGTGCAGACGCCATCGCCAGGAGGAGGATCAACCGGTGGAGGATCGACGGGTGGAGGAGCCGTGTTTACGTGGCAGCCGACGTACTTCCCGAAGCCGCTGTTCGTCCAGCCGCCATCACCAAAGAAGACTGTGTGGTTCTCTTCCCAGCGACCGTCGTTGCGGAGGATGAACACCGCTTCGATTCCGCCGAAGGCGCACAGCCCTTCGTTCTGCTCGATCAGCTTGGCAGCGAGCGTCTTCAGGTTCTCCTGCGGGTCGTTGCCCGTGAGGTCGCCCAGGGTGGTGGTAGCCACCTTGACGCGGGTACGGAACACCTGACTGCAGCCAGTAGAAGGGACCAGGGTGGACTCGACGTCCTTGCAGACGCCGGGTTCGGGAACCGGACAGCCGATCCAAGCATGACCCAGCCAGCAATCGCAGGTGTCATCCAACGGCTGGATCGTCCCTCCCCTGTCGGTGAAGCTCTGGCACTGAGGCTGAGGAAGCTCAGGAGGGGGCTCTACGGGGCAGTCAGCGGCCTTCTCGCAGTGCTTGGGGTCGAGCGTCGGGTTGTGGATGCAGTCGCCGCAGGTCATGCCCTCGACGTGGCACCAAGGCAGTCCCTGGTCAATCAAGGCCTGACAGGACTCCGAATACGGAGGATCCACTGGCGGCGGCGTCGGCTCCACTGGAGGCTGCCCGCCGCCAGGAGGAAAGGAGCCACAACCGATGATGGTGCCCCCGATCACCATACAAACGGCGAGAATGAGCACTACCCAGAAAGCCCGAGCCCAGCGTGGCTCTTCGTACCAGTGATTTCTCATGTTGCTCTCCTTGCGGGAACGATGGCCTGCCCAACGAACTTCCACTCAGTCGCCTCCGTGGCGACGGCGTAGTCCATGAACTCGTCCGGGTCGATCTCGTTCGGGTCGTGGTTGTTCACACTGATGTTGTCCTCTTCGAGACCGATCAGAATGTGGTTCGAGCACACGACACGGGTCTTGGAAACGTGAAGCTTCGAGAAAGGGATCAGCCCACCCGTGAGCTTCTCTCCCAGGAACGTTCCGATCCTCCACCAGCCGTATCTCTCGCCCAGGCGGCTGTGCCAGTTGTCGGTTGCACGCTTGACGCCTTCGTTACCGGAATAGTTACGCGGTCGAAAAACTGCAACCGCGTAGCCCTGCTCGTTCTTGTGGCGCTCCCACCAGACGTTCTCCTCGACGTGCCACAGGGACTCCGTGGCGGTCGCGAGAGAGGTGACATCATCTGTCGGAGGGACCATGTAGCCTGGGGTGAGGATGCCGCCAACGTGGTTGGCCCAGGACTCATCCTCGTTCTTCGAGCGCTCGGCCCAACGAATCAATCGCCCGAAAGTGGCTGTCCCTCGTGCGAAAAAGACGTCTCCCGGCTGGCAGAATGGGTATCCTGGCTTTCCCGGTGCGTGCTTCCTGATCGTCATGAGAATCCCCCTGACTCCATCGCCTTCGCCATACGCTCGGCGCGACCGGGAGTCTGTCGCGCCCAGAGAGAAGCTCTCATTCCCTTCGCGGCCTTCTTGTAGTCGCCCTTCTGCATGTTCTTCAACGTGTTCTTGAACTTGAAAAGGCCGCTGGTCCCCATCTGGTACGCCATTGAAATGACCACCGCCTTGCGATCCTCGTTGAGGAACCTCCACCATGGGATCTCTCCGTCAAGCTCGGCGCGGATCTTTTCGATGTCCTGCATGAGAAGGAACATCCCCTCTGCCTTGGAGATGCCACCGCCACGGCGCTCATCGACCATTCGGCCAAAGCCGATGGTCCAATAGCCGAGGTGGTCCTTGTACGCGTGAGGCTTGAACCCCTCCTCACGGATGAGCAGTTCCTCGATGTTCATCTGAGAGCCCTAGTCGGTGTGGCTCTTACCGAAGTCCTGCTTGCCGCCTCGGCCAGGATGCCACGGAGCGGTCTCCACGATCCAGACCTTCTCGTAGATCTTGTCGGACTCGGAGATGGGGGTGTCCCCAGTTCCGTAATTCGCGTTCACGGGTCCGATTGGAACGATCTCCTGCGGAGCGGACGGGTTGGTGTCAACGTTGAACCGAACGAGATCGAACGGGTTCCGCCTGTAGAAATCCTGTCCGCCCTTGCTGGACTCGATGACGTAGATCGCTGTGTAGCGGTTGCCGCTCTGCTTGTAGTCAGACATTTCACGCCTCCTTGGGACGAACGAGAAACTCGATGATTGGCAGCGCGAAGCGGCAATGATGCGTGTCGCACCAAGGGGCCAGACCGCGAGCCAGTACTAGCTTCAGAGTGTACCTGACAACTGCCGGCATCACCCACTCTGAGTTGATGGGCATCGCCGGAGCGATTTTCATGCTGCCGCACGAATGCAGGAAGACCTCCCCTTCCTTCTCTGCGGGCTGATCCTTGGCCCACTCTTGCCATGCTCGATACTGCTCGTGTGTGAGCATCCGCTTGCACTTATGGCAGCGATAGAAGTCGTGCTGATGAACCTTCTTCCCGTTTGGGAGCGTGATGTCGCCCAACATTTCTTTGTACTGCTTGAGGTTCGAGTAGTCTTCAAGTCTCTTCACAGCCCCCATCCTTTCGGTCCCCGTACTTCGGGAATCCCCTGCTTTTCTTTTTCGGCCAGCGCCTTGAGATGCTGCTCCCTCGTGATCACCTCTGGGTCGCCCATGTGCCCAAGCTGAATGCCAGTGTCAACGTAGAGTTGGATTCCGCATCTCATTGCTTGGTAGCAGAAGCTTAGGTCTTCTCCGAAGCCGCCAGAGTCGCGGTTGTCTGGGAACCAGCCCCCACGCTCATTGAAGTCTGGGTGTCGTGCGATTGCGTCGATGAGCTTACTGCTCGTCCAAACAAAGCCGAATCCGCAGGCATCGGCTGGAGCAAGCGTGTCCTCTGGGTAGTCCTCAACCGAATAGAATCTGCCCCTGGGCTCGCCCTTCTTCGCCTCCTTGAAGATGTAGAAAACTGGCTTGTACTTCCCTCCGCGATGGTGATAGACGCCAGAAATAAAGTCCGCCTTCAGCCTCTTAGCCTGATAGATCAGCCTGGAAATCGACGCAGGAGAACACCGGATGTCGTTGTCGATCCACATGATTCCGTCAGCGAAGTCCGGGCCTGCTTCGATGAACTGTTGGGTCGCCGTGTTGCGAGCAGCCGCGTACCCCATTCGATCTGGTGAGATGTCGCCAACCCATTCAAGGCCCTTGACCGCTGCGTTCATCATGCTCACTCGAACATCTTTCGCGCATTGACTGTCTGTGTTCCCGTAGCTTGGGACTACAAGGGCGGCCCTCATCCCCTCCAGGGGCTTAGCCTCTGGTGCGGTTTCAACTGTCATCACTCCTCCACTAGCTTCATTACGAAGGACATCTCCACCACTACGTTCAGATAGCGTCTCGCAGCCCGCCTGAACTCTTCTTTGCTGACGCCTTCCCATTCGATAGACGGCCTAAGGTAGACGCACTTCACGTCCCATGGCTGAAGGGGAATGCCCTGATCCGCGTGCAGCGAAGATGCCCCGCCACCCGACTCGTACAATCGCCTGTCAAACTGTGCCGGCGTTCGCTCTGTCCACGCCTGCTTATGGAACGGGTTCGCGTAGAAGGTCTCGCATGTAGCGTACGGGACGATTCCGATGAGGTGCCCGCCCGGCTTAAGCACCCGACCGCACTCGTACATGATGTGGAACAGTTCCTCTCCAGAAAAATGCTCCAGAGTGTGCGACGCCAAGACAGAATCGTACTGGTTGCTCCCAAGCGGCCACGAGTACCTGAGATCGAAGTGGATGTCCGCTGGAACAGACGCGTTGAAGTCCACGTTGAGCCACCCCGGTAGAGGCTTCATGCCACACCCGAGGTTCAGCTTCTCTCCTGTCGCGTACTTCTCAACTAGATCCACTAGATCCTCGTGCAATCCCGACAGATGTCGTACTCGTCTGCTCGGTTGTCGTAATGGGTCTCCCTGAACTTCACATAGTTCGCGGAACCGTACACCTGACGTAGGGTTTGCCTGGACAGGTCGCCAAAGACCTGCCTTCCGGTTGGGTCAAAGCAGCATGTGGTGACTCGCCCGTCGAAGAGAACGTAGATGGACTCCAGCGCCCTTCTACACGCCTCGTTCGGCTTCCACGTACGGATGGTCCTTCCGTCGCCCGCCCAGTTGCCCTCGTTGATGCACTTGCCGTGACCACTATAGCCGGCCTCGCCCCAACGCTGGTAAAAGCTGATCGCGTCTCTTCCGTTGAACTGGTCTTCGTTCAGGACCGCCCTGACATCGATGCGTGGCCCGCCCTGGCTAATAGCGTTCTCGATATTAGAGCAGACCTGATCGAACTTCCCCTTGAGACCCATGATCTCTTCGTGCTGCTCTGAGCGCACCGCATTCAAGCTGACCACGACAGAGTCGAGCCCGACTTTTTTCAGACGGTCGAATCTATCCGGGGTCAGGTAGACACCATTCGTGAAGATCTGGACAATCGAGTCTTCCCTCGCCACCTGACGGATGTACCAGATGCGGTCGTCAAGCTTCGGGTCGAGAAGTGGCTCGCCCAGGCCATGCAGGATGAATGTCTTGATGTGCTGAATCGTCACCGCCTCGTCCACGATCTTTCGGAACAGATCCATGTCCATCAGCCCACCCCAGCGCTCAGCGGTCGGATAAACACAGAAGTGGCAAGCAGCGTTGCAGGTGCTAGTCGTCTCTATCTGGAGTTCCATCTTTCTTGAGCCCAAAGTAGAAGCGCGTGAAAGTCTTGCCGCCTTTGACGGTGATCGTTCGCACTTCGTTGTGCAGCAGCCTCCACCAGTAGGGTCTTACGTACTCTCTGTAGTCAGAGGCCGGCGAGTTGCCGAGGTTGTAGATGCCAGGAGTCAGAAAGCCGAGAGTCTTGCCGGTGATGAGCCGGGTATGCCCTGGCTCGTCCAAGCCCCAGTCCTCAAGGGTAGGGCAGGTTCCGATCATCCAGCCTCCGGGCTTGAGCACTCGCCAGTACTCTCTAAACTCGCGAAAGAAGCCCTTGTAGTCGCCCTGGCGACCGATGTGCTCAAGCACTTCGTACGCGTGGATCTCGTGGAACCTCTCGCTTTCGAATGGAAGCTGGTTCTTCGGTATACCTGTGCTGCTGACAGGAACCGGCGGGGCGATATGGAGATTGTCGAGATCGAAGACCACGTCCGGCTTGGCGCGTGGATTCATGTCGAGCGTCGTCCACTCCGTCATGTCGTCTGTTTCTGAGTCGGGGGCAAACAACTGGCGAGCGGGCTTCTTGTGCCCTGTTCCCAGCATGAGACACTTCTGTTTGGTCAAGCTACCTCACTTGAGTGCAAGGAATTCTCCCAGGGTCAGACCAGTGGAGCCCGATCCCTCTGTCACGATGAGACCGGCTGAGTTGGTCGGGATCACCTGCACCTGATTCTGCACGAGGATCCCGTTCTCCACATCGAAGATATTGTTGTTCGAGCCCACCAGACGAACCGAGTACTGCGCGTCTGGGATGAACTGGACCTCGTACACGTCGATATTGCTGGAGTTGGTGGCGTTCAGGAACTCCAGGGTGCGGGCGAACGTGGTCCCCGCAACGGTGACCTCGGTGTTGTGGCGGTGGCTGTCCTGAAAGACGATCCCCTGCTGGTCATCCTCCAAGTTCTTCACGCTGAGTCTGAAGGCGTCAGTGTCCAGTTCGTACAGGGTTCCAGTGATCAAGGTCAGGTCCGCCTGTGGGATGCTGATCGTGAAGGGGCTACCCGAGTAGTCAATCGTGATTGCCATTTTTGAGACTCTTGATCTCTGCGTTCAGCCGCTTAACGTTGGCGAGGTACTGCTGCTTCCACTCGTTCATCTTGGTCACTTCGGATTGTAGCATCTGGCTGTTCGCAGCCATCTGCTTGTTCTGCTTGATCAGTTGGGCTTCCTTTATCTCACACAGCTTCCCCAACTTGTCTCTCTCTACCGTCAGCAGCTTCGCGGCGTAGTTCATCGTATGGGCAAACTTCTCCAGCCACTGAAGCTGGGATTCAGTGCTTCTCAACCTCCAGCTTGGCTCCCAGGCGATCTTTGGAGGGTGGGTCTCTATGAACCTGTCGTCCAGCTTGTGGAATCCGTGTGAGACGTAGTCCGTGATCTGGTTGCCTTCTTTACTCATCGAGTGCCAACATGATATTCACCGTGAGTCCTGCGTTGTTATCCATCGTTCCCGAGATTGGGAAGGTCTTGAAGCGGGGTGACGCGGTGGACTTCCTGACGTGACCTTCAAACGGCTGAGACAGAGCCAGCGTCCGCGTGAAGGAAGCGTTCCCGGCGACGTCCGTGAGTTCCTCGATCAGGACTCCCGTCGAGGTGATGGTGCCCGTGTAGCTCACGGAGCCCGAGTCGGTCGTCAGATAGGTGTAGCTGTCGTCATCAACAACCGTGAGGATAGTATGCACCCCATTGTTGTCCTCAACCTTGTCGGTGATGCCCAGGATCTTGACCTTCTCTCCAACAACATACCCGTGCGCTGTGTGGACTACGTCCGCAACTGTAGTTGAACGGGTGATCGTCACCGAAGCATCGACTTTGAAATCCCCTCCGGCGGTTGCAATCGCGTAGACCCGTGCGTTCTCTAGGACCACGTCGGCGTTGTCCTTGACGTTGATCGTGAGAGTCACCGGAGAGAAGACCAGCGTGACTGCGATTCCAGCAGCGTCGTCCTTGAAGAGGTTCGAGGATGTCGCTGCAGCGCCGTCTACCGTGCAGTCGATGATGTTGCAGTCCAGGGATCCTGATGCAGCTAGGAAGCGGAGGGCTGCATCGTCCCCATCCTCGGATGTTCCGAACCCAGCAAACTCGATTCCCCGAAGGGTGATGTCAGCGATGATAGCGGTCCCGAAGTCGATGGCGTGATGAGAAGCCGCTCCCATGGTGAACGTCATGTCGTCCAGCAGTCCGTCTGGGTTCGTGGCGATGTTCCAAAGCAGAGCCCCCGTATCGGCTGCGACCGTGGAGTCGTTGATGCTGCTCCTCCTCAAGTCGGAGCCAGGGGCGATGATCTGATCGGGAGTGGTAAATACGCTGTCGGTCCAGACGTTGGTCGCGTCGAGAGTGATGATGTCACCACGCTCTACGTTGACAGCTACACAGTTGCAAGTGGTGAGCCCAGCGAGATTGATGACTACCGTGTGGGGAGCAATCGCTTTCAGTGTGCCCTGAGACAGATTGACGATGGTTGTGTCGTCTCCCTCCTCACCAAGGAACTCGTAGAACCCAGCCGCCACTGCTGAAGTGACACCGTCGCTCAGAACCTGCTTTTCCCACACAACTGTGAAGCCGCTGTCGGTGAACTCTGTGAACCCTGCGCCTGACGCGAAGCCGATGCTCAGCTTGCTCTTGGCAAACAGGATGCCAGAGACTTCCCGCAGACCGCCGAACCTGCCCGTCGTGACGACGTCTTCGAAGGCGATGAAGTCTGCGAAGGTTCCCTCGGCTGAGGCTCCGTCTCCCAGCGTCATGCGGTAGCCCTGCCCCACGGAGAAGGCGTCCAAGAATCCGTTGTCCGTGTTTCCTGTGATCGTGACGGTGGTTGTCCAGAGGACACCGAATCCGTCCACACCAGAAAGCTGAGCGGGGTTCCCTGTGACCGTCCAGACTGCCGTCCCTGCTGTCACTGCATCGAAGTCAGCGGAGGGGTTGATGACGAAGGATGTCCACCCTCCGACGTAGCCCTCTTGGGGACCGACGTACCAAGTCCCATCTGAATCAGTGGCAAGATCGTCCACCACCTTGATGCCGAACCCGCCATTGGCCTGGATGTCCCAAGCAGCGAAGATGCTCATCCAAGCAAAGATGTGGTCGCCGTCGTTGCCGCCACCGGAACTGAATGCGAACGGCTCCCCGATGACATCCGTCGTGTTGACGGTTTGCCTCTCTACCGCACCGTTGGAGACCTTCTCACCGAGAGACGCAGTACCTTCAATGAAGTTGACCGTGTCAACCTGAAGACCACTGGTCCACCCGACGTCCCCATCGGCAAGGATCACTTTGCCGACGTTGGACCCGATGCCGTACCAAGCAACCGACGGAGCCGCCATTAGGCCTCCCTAGGCGTCATCTGTCCTAGTCGCCGCAACCGACTGCGGAGTACTGAGGAACTGAGCGGCGTTTGCCTCGAAGGTCTTTGTTGGGATGCCGTCTCCTGCCGTACCCCCGTCCCTCACGCGGACGAAC